TCACATCCCTATTCAAAGAGGCCAACATCTCCGCTGAGATGGGCCAGAAGCTCTTTGACTTCCACGTCAAGGCCCTGCAGGATGCCGCCGTGGCCCCAACCACCGCCGTCGAAACCATGCGTCGCGATTGGGTCGCTAAGGTCACCGCTGATCCCGAACTCGCCAAAGCCACCTCGGGCGGCAAGACTGGCCTCGAAGCGGTCAAGTACGACATCGGTCGTGCCCTCACCAATCTCGACCCCGCACTCAGCGCCGAATTCAAATCCGCCATGGACCTAACCGGCGCTGGCGATCATCCGGCCTTCGTCAAGGCCTTCTGGAAACTCTCGCAGCTTATAACCGAGGGCAAACACGTCGCCGGGACCAATCCATCCCCACATGGCATGGTCGCGCCCGGCACTTCCGCTAGACCCACACAAGCCGCGTCTCTTTACCCCAATCTCCCCGCATAGCCATACCTCAGAGAGGTTGAACAGCAAAGCTCAGAATGGCGAATCGGATGATGCACTACCTCACCCAATGCTTCAACCTCTCTAGGAGTAACAACTAATGGCCGCTATTGGCTCCCTTGCCCTGACCTATGCGGACTGGGCAAAACGTATGGACGACGGCTATCGCGTCGCCTCCATCATCGAACTCCTCTCGCAGACCAACGAAATCCTCGACGACATGATCATCATGGAAGGCAACCTCCCGACCGGACACAAAACCACCGTCCGCACGGGCCTACCACAAGCAACTTGGCGCTTGCTGAACGACGGTGTCCCCAATGCCAAGTCCACCACTGCGCAGATCATCGACACCGTGGGTAACCTCGAAACCTACGCGGTGATCGACAAGGATATCGCCGATCTCAATGGCAACACTCAGCAGTTCAGACTGAGCGAAGTCCGTGCGTTCCTCGAAGGCATGTCCCAGCAGGTCGCCGCTACCCTGATCTATGGCAACCAGCACATCAACCCCGAGCGCTTCACCGGCCTCGCCCCACGCTACTCCACCCTCACCGCCGCCAACTCCCAGACCGCCAACAACATCCTCGACGCAGGTGGCACCTCCAACACCAACACCTCCTTGTGGATCACCACTTGGGGCTCAGACACCCTCCACGGCATCTTCCCCAAAGGCAAGATCACTGGCCTCCAACATCGCGATATGGGCGAGTGGCCCGTGCAAGACTCCGCAGGCAACACCTATCAAGCCTATCGTGATCACTTCAAGTGGGAACTCGGATTAACGCTTAGGGATTGGCGCTACCAAGCTCGTGTCGCCAACATCGACGTCACCCAACTCACTGGCGTCTCGGCCGCGAACCTGATTAACCTGATCGTCCGTGCCCTGTACCGATTGCCCACCGCACCCTCCCAAGCGACCGCGATCCAAACCTCGGACACCCCTGAGGTCCGCGCCAATATGGGCCGGGTGGTGATCTATTGCAACAGGATCATTCGGACGTATTTGGACCTGCAGGCAATGAATAAGACAAACGTCTTACTACGGCTTGAGGAATATAACGGAAAAGTCGTAACCACGTTCAGAGGTCTCCCAATTCGCACCTGTGACGCGTTGTTAAACAATGAGGCTCAAGTTGTCTAGAATGTGGTCACAAGTCATAGTTAAAGCTGGCGACTTCGCCACACTCACAGGAGTTGAAAATGATCCTCGATAACCTACTCACCTTCACCGGCCAATCCAACGGCGGCTCCGCGGGCATCTCGCAGCCAGGCCAAGTGGACAAACCCACCACCGGTACCCAAGCCGCTACCAATGTCATCGACCTCGGTCTCGCTGGCATCCCCACCTCTGCAAACGGTGGTGGCGCCCGCGATATCGGCACTGGCGATGACCCCTCGCTCAAGCTCTCAGCCATCGTTACCACCACCTTCACCGGTGGCACCTCTCTCGGGCTTCTCCTCTCAGGTGCCCCAGACAATGGCTCAGGTGCCCCCGGCTCCTATACCGTCATGTGGCAATCCCCTGCTGTCGTCGTCGAGGCCTCTCTCCTCGCTGGCGCTCAGATCGCCAACATTGACGTCCCGCGCCCCGCCCTCGGCCAGCCAATGCCGCGATTCCTCCAACTCAGCTTCGTCTCCGTCGGCACTCACACCGCCGGTCTAATCGAGGCCCAAATCGTCATCGATCGCGACGATCAAGTCGTCGGTACCACCGGCGCCTACAGCGGCTATCCCGCTGGCCTCAACGTAGCGAACTAGTCATGAAAAAGCTCCTCCTCTTCGGGGCATTAGCACTGGGGCTCATCGCCCCAGTCGCTGCTCAAGTCCAACCACAAGTCTCCAGCAACACAATCCTCCATGGCGCAATCAGCCCCGGAGGCACCGCTGCGGACTATGCCCTCGACACCATTCGCGATGGCACTCGATTCGCCACCACTACCCAAACCGGTGCTGCCACTTCCACTGCAGCCAGTGGCACCCTCATGTGGATCGGCACGGCCCCAACTACTTGGGCCGTGACCCTTCCCTTAGCTCCCTTTGCTGGTGAAATCGTAACCCTCACTACAGACACCACTCTTACCACAATGGTCACTGTCACGGCCAACACCGGTGACACCCTTCATGCGACCTACACCTCTCAGACCCTCACTGCATTGACCCCTGTCATCTTCCAATACCAACTATCCTCTAAAGTTTGGTTTAGGATCAAGTGATGAACAAGCTTTTCGCCGGACTAATCCTGCTATTTGCCAGCGTTAGTCCGGCGCTGGCCCAAAACTTCACCATGCCCCCACCAGCCGGTGTGTTTGTCGGTGGCTATCTTGTTGTTGCCAATTGCGGCACGCCTGGTGCAACCCTCGTCGCAGGCAAGCCCGCCTTTGCCACAATGGACACAACTGGCACCCTCTGTACCGCAGGCGGTGGCAGCGGTGGTACTTCCTATACCGTCAACTATGGCTCAGCGAATTCCACTAAGGGAACACCGTCTGGATTCAATGATGCCTCTGGCAACTTCCAGCCACTTCTTGGGGATGTCACCGATGGGCAATGGATCAACGTCAAGGCCTCAGTACTACCCAGCGGCGCGGCGACATCGGCGAATCAGGCGACCGAAATTACTGCCCTTAATACTCTCAATACCACAGCGGGCAACCCTCTGGCGGCCGGCACCAACACGATCGGCAATACCGGCTCCGATCCGTCATCCGGGAAGGCCACGCCAGCCATGGCGTTCCTGGCTCTCCCGGCAACCACCACAACCCAGATCATCGCCCTCAGTGGAACCAAGGTCACCTACGTGACGCTCGCCAAGGTGCTGGCGGGCGGCACGGTGAACGTCACCTTCAAATACGGCACCGGGACCAACTGCGGCACCGGCACCACCACGCTTGAAGGGCCGTATCCGCTGACCGCGCAGGCTGGCTACGTCGAAGGAAACGGCGCAGGTCCGGTGATGATCGTTCCATCCGGACAGGCCCTTTGCGTCACGACGGACGCCTCTGTCGGCGGCGGCGTCAAACTGATCTCGCAGCAATTCTGAGAGGCGCAAATGCTTCGTATTTTCCTAGCGCTGTGGCTTGCCATCACGCCTGCGTTCGCGTGGGCGGGGTCGATGACGTTGTTGGGGGTGGGGACGGCATCTGCACCGTCTCCCGCAACCACGACGTGGAATCCGGCTGACAAGAATGCTGATGTCACTCTTTCAGGGGGGGACTTAGTTGCAAACTATTCCGGGTCGACCTTCGGTTCGTTCAGGGCGATTGCCAGTCATTCTTCCGGTAAATTCTACGCAGAGTTTATCGATAACATCGATGCAACAACAAACAATCTTATAGGAGTTGCGAATTCTTCCGCGACTCTCGCCTCGTTCATTGGATCTGATCCCAATGGCATCGGATTTATTGGCGACGGTAGGGTATTTATCAACGGCTCCTTGATCACGACAATCCAGACCTTTGCTTCTGGCGACACGGTATCCGTCGCGGTAGACTTTAGCGCTTCATTCATTTGGTTTAGGACCAATGGTGGAAACTGGAATAACAGTGGCACAGCCAATCCGGCCTTGGGAGTGGGTGGGATATCAATTTCTACTCTAGCTACCGGTCCTTACTTTCCTGCCGCGACCTTCCACGATACTCCGGGGGAATGGACCGCTAATTTTGGCGCGACTGCACCGGCCCAGTCAGTTCCTCTTGGCTTCGGCTACTGGTAAATTTAATGAATCGTCGCGAACTTTTGCTTGGAGCGTCTTCTGTCTTCGCGCTGATGGCGGCCTCTCCGGCACTCAGTGCAATTCACGGCTCGTCGGGTTTCAACGGCGGCAAAACCCAAGGGCAGGCTGCCTCTACAGCCGTGGGCAGCACTGATTTTCCGTTCCTGAATCTTTTGAAGGGCGGCGACACCTGGCAGGGCACCGACAGCTTCAACAACAATCAGAAGATCGATCCGACTTGGCTAGCCGCCGACGGGTGGCCAGATGGACCGGTCATCAATGCCCAGAGCACGTCGGGCAACGGTGTGTTCGTCGGACTGGTGCTTCCGTCGCCAACGTCGTACACCGGCAGCAACGGCAACATGCGCCTGGTGTGGACCGTCACTGGTGCCGGTCCAAGCGACACCGTTACATGGTCGATCCAACTGATGAGCACCACGCCGGTTTCGAGCGGCGTGGTCTCGGGAAGCGGGAGTGTCGCCAACAACATCAGCACCGGCAACGGCACATTTTATTACACGTTCACGCCGTCTTACGACAATCCGTTCAACTCACTCACCTTTCATTTGGTTTCGTCTGGAACGGCGCACGCGACAGATGCCGCTCTCGTCTTTGACGGTCAGGATTATATAGACTACCAGGCCGGGAAGATATTCAGCCGTCAGTTCGTGACCCGATTGCAGCAGGCCGGATTTGGCGTCTTCCGCTTCATGGACTGGCTGGGCACCAACATTACCAACACCACGACGTGGGCGACCCGAAAATCCCAGGGCTACGTCACATGGTTCAACGATGAATACCGCGCGGCGCTGTCGGCCGGGGTAACCAGCGGCAACGTCGGCAACGACTATTCGATCACGATCCCCGGCACCTACGTTTGGCCGGGCTACACGACGGGCGGCGCTGCGGTCGATAAGCAGACCATGCATATGCGGTTCAACGCTGACGCCACCTACGTCAGCAACATGCAGACCAACGACGGCTCCGGAGGGGGATCAACCCTCACAATAGCCGCAACATCGCCGCTGACGTTCACATGGCCGTCCAATCCGCTTTCGAACGGCAATCCAGTCTGCATCTACACCAATGGCAACGGTGGCAACCAGATTGGTGGGACCTGCGCCAACGTCGTCTACTACGTCGTCGGGGTCTCCGGCAATAATTTCAACGTCGCGCTCACGCCGGGCGGATCGGCGATATCATCGACGGATTCCGGACAGGGCAATGCGGGCGTTACCCACCTGCCGACGCTGACGATCGATGGTTCGACAAAAATACCGATCATGGGGCCGATGGGACAGCCAATCCAGTCCGTCAACGCAATTCCGATCGCGACCACGAACGGAACGGCTCAGGCATGGGCTACGCTAACTTACGACGCGTCGTTAAATTGCTGGTTGATGACCGGCGGGACGATGAACCAGAACTGCGTTGGACTGGAGAACTTCGTTCCACCCGAAGTCTGCTTCGCGCTCTGCAAGCAACTCGGGATGCATCCGCACTTCTCGCTCTCCGGGTTTGCGCTTGATCCGCCGACGGATTATGCAAAGAGCTTGGCGACTTATTGCCAGTCCAACAATCCCGGCTGGATGATTCCGCACTTCGAACCGGCCAACGAAATCTGGAATCCGACGCCGGTTACGTCCTACGCGACAGGCAAGGCCTATGCCTACTGGAACACGGCCGGAAGCCTGCACGACTGGTACGGCATGGCGCTGTCGATGATGGGGCAGGATTTCGCCTCGATCTACGGAGCCGGAAATCTCGGCACTACCTACGAAGTGATGCTTGGGGTTAAAAGCGCAGACGGACTTAATCCGCCGGGCGGCTCGGAAAATCCCCGCATCACCACTAACCAGTGGACCACGCAAAATCAGCCGGCGCGCGGCGGCTACACGATTAGCGTGGCAAGCGGCTGGACTTCCGTCGTGCTGCTTGCGACCTATACGTCCCCGAGCATGCAAGGCACGCTGGATGAATATCTCAATGCCTGGCAATATTTCTTCGTCAACGGAGGGGTTTCGACAAATCCCGCCGCGATGCAGAATCTCAACAACTATGTCGATACGCTCGGGGGAGCCTCGGCAAGTCCGGGCAACAACGCCTTCTGGCTGGCCCGCTATCAGGGGTTCAAGAGCTGGGCCGCTGGCTATGGCGTCAACAAGATGTTCGCCTATGAAGGAGGTTTTTCGCCCGACCTAATCCTGCCAAGCGGACGGGATTGGCAATCGCCGATCACCGCCGCGACAAACGCCTCTCAGTGCGTGCTCACCTTGGCGACCACCGACGGCGGCGATCCCGGCGCATCCAACAATGGCATGACCGGAAATCCCGCTCAGGTCGGACAGTGTCTCTGGGTCGGCGGCGCCTCCGGGATGACCCAGCTCAACACCTCGGGCGCTTCAAGCGGGCCGACGTTCACGATCGGCCAGTCCATCATCCCGCTGACCAACAGTTTCGTTGCGAACCAGGGCATCGTGTTTACGTCCAATCCGCTGTTCGGAGCCGGGACGCCGCTGCCGACGAACATCCAGCCGGATACGCCGTACTTCATCCTCGCGGCTGGTCTGACCTCGTCGCAATTCCAGATATCCGACACCAAGGGCGGTTCGCCCATCGTGTTCACCGCGCCGAGCGGCGTCACCGCGATTGCAGCAGCCTTCACATGGTTTAGTGGCTGGATGGTCACCAATGTCAGTGGCACCAGCGTGACGATCGATTGCGACAGTTCGGCGTTCGGAACGTTCACTGGCACCGCACTAGCGGACTACGCGGGATCAAGGGGACTCGTTAATAACTTCCGCATTGCCTGTCTTCAGTTTGCGTCAGATCTGCCGGCGCAGCTAAAAGCCAACTACGACAATTTCGTGAGTGCCGGCGGCCAGTACCCGTCGCAATATGAAATCGCAGGGGCAATATCGATCTGGTTCTGCATCAATCCGGATATCTGGGCGACACCAAGTCAAGAGTTCAACATGATCGCGGCTTACAACGCGCATTAGCGCTCACCACGCCTCATATTCTTGAATCTGAGCACGCTCTCTATCGGTCAGGGTCCGGTATTCCCAACGTCCATCAGGCGTCCGACGCCGCATTAACCGAGCAAACCATTTGGCCCGCGTCCCGTCGATCAGGACCGGCCGCCAAAGGATCGCATCGAATGATCGCCATTGGCTGTGTAACATCCCCCCAGCACTACCCCCGCGCTCCCCTCCCGCCAACCCATCTCCCTTGCAAAATCCCCCTTGACAACCTGAAAGGGGAGGGTGGCTAAATCCATAGTAGTTGACTTCTTCACCGTTTAAGGAATGCTAATCTCATCACAAAGGAGAACACAATGACCGAATCCCCGCGCTGGTCCCTTCGGAATGCCCACTACCTGAACGTCCCCGGCACCGAATGGGAACACAACGAAAGCGATCGCACCACTGGCAAGGCTGTGCGGAAGCTGTACACCGTGCCCTTGTTGCTCGACCCCCGCAACCCGCAAGATTGCAACTATCCCGGCGAAGTCATCGTCTGCCATGGTGACCCTGCACGCGACCACGCTCGTGACATCACCTTTCTCGGCGACCCCACCCCCGATATGGAACCAATGAACGACGAAGCCGAAACCATCTCCGCTGCGATGCGGCCAAAGTGGGAACACCCCATCGACGCCCTACCCGCCAATGGCGGCATGAACTCCGAAGAGCGCGTGTTCATGGCGAAGATGATGGAAGCCTTTGCTGGCGCCGGGGCCGCTGCGAATGCCTCAGTGCCCAAGGCCCAATACGACGAACTCCAAGAGCGCCTTGCGAAGCTTGAGGCTGCACTTGCGGCACAAGCCAAGCCCGCGGCCGAACGTAGGGTCTAACCCAAATGGGCATTATTTCCACTGGCCCCGGCTCTCCATTAGCCTTCTCTTCGGCCAGTGGGGGCAAAGTCTATGGCTACAACAACATCAGTGAAGCCGCACCGATCTTAGTGGCTTCGGTCAATCCTGCGCGGCAGCGGATTCGATTTCACAACCCTGGGCCAAATGATATATTCATTGGCCCACAGTTTGTTCAAAACACTCTTGGCACTGCACCTAGTCAACCATCCAACAGCGCCTTGATCCCTACCAATGCCGCCCTTGGCGGCATGATTCGTGTCTATGGCAATGGCGGTACTCTTGAAGTCTCAGGTGAATGCCAAGGTGCATGGCAAGCATTGGCCAACACTAGTGCCGGTACAACCAATCCCCTAACTGTGATCGATTCAAATACATGAAGAAACTTCTTCTCGCATTTGGCTTTGCTCTTTGGTCCACTGCGGCGCTGGCCCAGAATGTGCAATGTACCGATCGGCCGTCGGGGGATAATTCCAATGCTTGCGCCAACACTCGATTTGTGCAGCAGTATGGGGGTGGTAGTGGCGGAACCCCAGGCGGGAATTCGGGAGACATTCAATACAATAACGCTGGAAGCTTTGGTGGCTACCCTCAGGTCCCAGTTCCCAATGGCGGTACTGGCGCTGCAACCTTTACCAGCGGTGCTCCAATCGTTGGCAATGGCACAAGCCCAGTAAGCTCCGGCACCAGCACAGGCAATACAACTGAATTCGCAACGGCTACTGGTTCTCTGAACGCCGGGGTATGTGTTACCTATGATACTAGTGGCAATATCATATCCTCATCGATTGCCTGCGCGATCTATACCACAACCTCTGCTATCGCTGGGATCGCCTCACCGACCAATGGCCAGATTGCCTACCTTAGTCAGCCCCAGCGCCAAGGCAACTATGTTTGGTTCTCGGCGGATGTATCCTCCTATGTTGCCCCGCGGTCGATTACATCTAGTTCCATAAACACCGGGACTGGTGTAATAACAACCACCGCCAATTACATAATGAAAACCGGCGACTCAATCATCGCCACCAGTACGGTTGATGGTTTTACCAACAACACTCGATATTATGCAATTCGCATTACAGCGAACACATTGAAGATCGCTTCGTCGTATGCTAATGCCCTTGCAGGCGCCGCCATAACCATCACTGGCACATCGACGATTTCCTTTAAGGTCTCCCCCGATAGCCTTCAATGCACTGTTATCATCCCCACCGGCGGCGCTCTTGATGGTACTGGTGGCGCATGGCTGCGTATTCAATCCGTCAATACGAAGGTCTTTGCGGCGCAGGACTGTGGCCTGAATGTTGGCGATACAAATGATAACGCGAAGTACATCAACGTAGCACAAGATATCGCTACGGAATCTGGTGGGGGCAAAGTCACCCTTCCCGCTGGTAAAATCTACATGGTCAACACCCTATATCCGCGACGCTATGTCACGGTACAAGGTGTAGGGTTGGATGAAACATACCTACAGTGGTATGGAACAACGGCCGAAATCGCTGTCGACGCCTTAGACGATGCAACCGACGGCGCGTACCCAAATGATAGAACGATCTTTGAATATCGGGACATGACCATCGATGGCTCTACAGCCAGCGTGTCGTCGGACTTGGTCGGCTTTCGTCTTGGTCGAAACTATCGCTCTAATCCGATCACCAATGTCCGTGTCAACCTAACCCCTGGCACGGGGCTACTTCTGGACGCGGATAATTGGAACATAAACATCACCAACCTGCAACTCGACACTGCAGGCCATCTTCGTTCAAATGCTGCTGGGATAGTCAAGAACCCCACCGTCACTGATCTCAATTATATCAATTTCTACAACCTTATGGTCGAGGGCTGCGGTAACTCTTCCTCTGCAGCCGGTGGACTTAACATCACCACCACGACTCTATCCACCAATCGTGTGTGGAACTTCTTCGGCTCGGTAATCGAGGGCAACTTTGGCACTGACGAAGTATTCTTTCAGAACATGACCGGGATTTATTTCTGGGGCGCTTATGTGGAATCGATTAACACCTCTGGCCACACCACCGGGTTTGAATTCGATACAACCACTGGACATATTCACGGTGGCAACTTCGCTGCACAAACTGGCAGTCCACAAATCGCGCTTAAGTTCACCGGCAACAGCGCTTTTACTATAATGGACATCGACTTCGGCGCGGGTTGGGGATCGTTTCAGGTTCAAACCAATAACAACACCGTGGTCGGCTACGGCAACCTGAGCGGTCCGGGATCGAATCAAGTCAATGCACCATCTGCTCTAAGGGCAATGTATTAAGGACCACAATGACCGACGAACCTGAATTCAAGCTCGACGATTCCGTAACCGATCGCGATCTCCTCTTTCGTATCGCGCGGGAACTCAAGCTTCTGCGCCAACAGAACACCGAACTCCTTGGCTTCTACCGTGATGCGGAAAAGGAAGTCCCTGAGTTCCTGCGTCGCTTCGCCAACTACTATCACGATATGCATGACGTGAAGTTCATCTACGAAGAACACGGCCAGCGCCCACCACAGCATGTCCTCGACGAACTTGAACGCTGTGACGATAGAATGCGGCAGATTCTTAAAAGCCTCCACGCTGGTGGAGGCGCATTGGAAAAGGTCCGCCGTGAGATGGCTGAGGACCCCGAGAACCGTTACGACCACGCTAAGCAACTAGTGTTCAAAAGGAGCGAATGATGACTACACAAGGACGAGCTACCACCTCAATCGTCGGATCGACGAAGGTCGAACCAATGTCTCGGGCAGTGAACCCCGCTGCCGTTGCCGAAATCGGCATTGACGAGAGTCGCACCACCAGCCTTCCGCTTTATCAGGGCCGCGGCCTTGAAGCCCCGATGGTTGGTACCACTGTTTATGAACACGGCAGCCAAGGACGCACAAAATGAGTGAATTTGACCACGATCGAATCTCGGCCCTGTTGAACATTGTCGCACAGTGCGCGGGGCATAGTGGCAAGCTTGGTGCACTATCAGCTGCAGCGATGCATGAATTGATGGACGCCAACGAGGCCATCAAGCAAGGGGTGCTGGCGAAGCGGCAGCAGGACGAAGCCGCACGCCAGGCGGCGCAGGCCGTGCCCGAAGACGAAGAACAAGCCCCTGCTGGGGACGAAGACCCGGCCCAGCGGCCATTTGTCCACCCCAGTGATTCGCAGACCGCAACCATCGCAGATAGGAGGCTTTGATGGCTGATGACATTCTCAACGATTATGGCAGTGACTCCGGCGCAGGTCAATCCGCCCGCGCAACGAATGGTGGACAGCAACAGTTGAAGCCAATCCCCTACTCGGCGCCTGTTGGTCCCTCTGGTCAGATGCAAGAAGGCGTCGGCCTGCATGGTACCAATCATGGTTGTTGTGGCACCCAAGGGAAGCACTAAATGACCTCCACAACCGACATCGTCAATCGTGCTCTTCAGTGTCTCGGCACCCGCACGACTGTGACTGATGCCGAGCTGGCAGCATCCTCAACCAACGAGGCCATCCAAGCAAACCTCAACCTGTATCAATTGCGGGATGATTTGCTGCGGATGGCCCCGTGGGATTGTGCACTGAAGACAGCGAACCTTACTTATATAAGCTCAGTACCGGGCACCCCTGAAAACACCTCCGCGGCTACTCCTCTCTGGGAGCCAGGTCAACCTGCCCCTCCTTGGGCCTATGAATTCCAATATCCAGTAGACTGTCTACGCGCCTGCTGGATCATCCCGGCTAACCAAACCGGATTCGCTGGGGGCATTCCGATCACCACTGCAGTCATCGGTGGTGCGGCCGCATTCTGGCGGGGGATGCCGATTAAGTTCAAGGTCCAGAACGACGCCTTCTATCCAGTAACCGCAGCGGCGGTCGTTAACGGGGGATCAGGCTATGCTGTTGGAGATATTATCACTGCTCCTGTCGGCCTTAGTACCAATCCTCCTATTGGTGCTCCTGTCCAGCTACGTGTGACTACCGCGCCCGGTGGTGTAATCGGTACTGTGGATGTGGTTAATGTCATCAATGGGGCGATCCCTAATGTTGGTGGCTCCTACTTCGCTCCGCAAGCTAATCCGATCGTGCAAGGAACGACAACTGGCGTTGGCACTGGTGCCACCTTCAACCTAACCTACGGCGCCCAAAGCGACCAGCGAGTCATCCTCACTAACCAAGAATTCGCCACGCTTGCCTATGTGAAGCAAGTCATCGACCCCAACGTGATGGACACCATGTTCCAGAGCGCTTGGTCCAACCTCCTTGGCGCCTACCTGTCGATGGCCCTTGTAGGGGACAAGAAGCGGGCGAATGATCTAGTAGCGATGGCCAATCGCTCGATCGAAGAGGCCCGTGCAGTTGATGGCAACGAGGGTCTTACCATCAATGATGTGACGCCGGATTGGATCAGGACCCGAGGCATCGCCTATACCGAAGGCTTCAACAGTGGACCATATTCGGGATATGATTGGGGATCATCGTGGCCCAGTTGGTGATCAATGCCTGACCTCGCAATTCAGGCTAGCTTCAACACGGGTGAATGGAGCCCAAAGCTCTATGCTCGTGTCGACCTCGCCAAGTATCGCTCAGGCGCAGCCCTACTCTCCAACTGGTTCGTCGACTATCGTGGTGGTGCCTCCACTCGACCCGGAACCAAGTATATCCTTCAATGCTTCAAAAGCTCGACCCCCGTTCGCCTTATCCCCATGCAGGCGACATTCGCCATTGGCTACGTTCTTGAATTCGGTGATCAATACATTCGGTTCTTCTTCGATGGCGCACCGGTTCTAGAAACCGCGACCTCGATTACCAATGCCACCACAGGCCCGCCTGAGGTCTTTACCGATGCCACACATGGCTACGCCAATGGCGATTGGATATTCGCTGGGGGCAACTACTACATTGTTGCCGGTGTCACCACCAACACCTTCACCCTAACCGATCTCTTTGGCAATGCCATAAACGCCAATCCATTCACCCTCCCAGCCGCTGCCTCGCGCGTCTATACCATCGTCTCACCCTACGCCGCGGCCGATCTCGCCCTGATTAAGTTCGCCCAAAACGTCAACGAACTTATCCTCTGCCATCCCAACTATCCCCCGCAGGTCCTGACGATCATTACCGCGGCGAATTGGACCATACTCCCAATTACCTTCGGCTCTACTGCGTCCGCGCCCACCGGGCTCACCAGCGCTAGCACCCTCGGCGGTGGCAGTGTCAACTATTCCTACGCCGTGACATCCATCGATGCCAATGGCCAGGAATCATCTCCAACCATCATCAGTACCTTCACCAATCTCCAAGACATCCGCTCTGTCGCTGGGTCCAACAAGATCACTTGGACCGCAGTGGCTGGCGCTGTGGCCTATAATGTCTATGAATCCGATGTCAGTTATTTCGGGGTGGTGCCCGCTGGGTCAACCTATGGCTTCATTGGCACCACTACCGGCACAACCTTCATCGATTCCAACATCGGCCCTGACTTCTCCCAGACCCCGCCGATCGCCAAGAACCCATTCGAAGGCCAGGGCATCGCCTCGGTCGCTGTCACCGTCTCTGGCAGCCCACTGACCGCAGTGCCAACCATTGCCTTCACTGGTGCCGCTTCAACAATCGCCGCATCTGCGGCCGCTGTTCTGTCCGTAGGGGGCACCCCAACCGTCGGTACCGCTGGCTCTGGCTACGCCCCCGGCGATCTCGTGACCTTCACCAACGGCGTCGTGCTCTCCGTCGCCACCATTAGTTCCGGCGGTCATGTCACCGCATGGGCTGCAATAGGCACTGGTGGTTCCAATGGCGGTGCGGTTACCTCTGGCTCAACCCCAGCGAATCCGGTGATCCAAACCGCCACCTCTGGTGCTGGCACCGGCGTCACCGCTAACCTCACATGGGGCCTCGGCAGCGTCCAAGTCCTCAACCCCGGCGCAGGGTATGTATCGGTACCGACGGTCAGTTTCACTCCTAGTGGACCCACCGCTACCGCAACCCTATCCGCCACCAGCAACGGCTATCCATCAGTCCCGTCGTTCTTCCAACAGCGCCTTGTACTGGCCTCGCCCATTGGTGCCCCACAGACCTTCTACATGTCGCAGCCGGGGGCATATTTCAACTTCAACGTCTCAAGCCCCACTGAGGCGACCGATTCGATCACCGGCACGCTGGTTAGTGGTCAGTTGAACACCATCAAATCAATGGTCTCACAAACCACCGGCCTACTCATCCTCACCGACAAGGCATCATGGCTCATCACCGGTGGCTCCAATGGCTCCGCAGTCACCCCCACAGCATTAGTCGCCAACGCTCAATCCTTCAACGGCGTCTCAGACGTCCCGCCCATCGTCGCGAACTTCGACGTACTCTATGTTCAAAGCAAAGGCTCCATCGTTCGCGACAGCGCCTATAACATCTACGCCAATGTCTTCACCGGCACCGATATCTCCGTCATCGCCTCCCATCTATTCTATGGCCACACCGTCACCGGATGGGCATGGGCCGAAGAACCATTCAAGGTCGTCTGGGCCATTCGCGATGACGGGGTGATGCTGACCCTGACCTTCCTCAAGGAACAAGAATTCACCGCTTGGTGCCACTCCTCAACGCCGGGCGGTCTCTTCAAATCCGTCACCACTATCACCGAGGCCACCTCAACCGCAGGGGAAGTCGATGCAATCTACACCGTGGTTCAGCGAACGGTTCAGGGACAAAGCCTCCAATACATTGAGCGCGTCGCTGAGCGTACTTTCTCTGGGGGTGTTGTCGACGCTTGGACCGTGGACTGTGGCATTCAGTATGTTGGGGCTCCTGCAACCGCCTTCTCTGGGGCCCAATTCTTGGCAGGACAAACCGTCACTGGACTCGCGGATGGAAATGTTATTACCCCATTTGTCATGCCGAGCAACGGCGCCTTCACCTTGCCTGTGGCCGCCTCCAAAGTCACACTCGGGCTGGGGTTCACCTGCCAGCTACAGACGCTAGCGATTGATCTTGGCGAGCCCACGGTGCAGGGGAAGGTGAAGAAGATTCCATCGGTGGATGTGCGGGTAGCGGATACCCTGGGCTTGAGCATTGGCTCAGACTTCAACCATCTCGTCCCGATGAAGGACCTGATCCGAGGCAATGTGTCCTCGATGCTCACGGGGCAATCGTCACAGATCGTCACCGACCTAGTGACGGGCGACGCCCGAACCATCCTCGATCCCACCTACACCGTACCCGGCCAATATTGCATCCAGCAGTCCCTACCCTATCCAGCGACCGTCCTTGGCGTATTCCCATCCATCGTAGTCGGCGATAGTGGGAGCCGTGGATGATTGGCCCCTGCATCGATCGGCTCGAAAGCGCTGCACTATGGGACTTGATTTATCCCCAGCACATGTCGATACTACCACAAGATACACAAGAAATAATGCGACGGTCGATCATGAATTCCTCGCGGGTGTGGGCTGGCTCGGTTGATGACAAGCTCGTGTGCTGTTGGGGGCTTATCCCACCATCATTCCTAAGCGACACTGCGTATCTTTGGCTCTACACCACTGAGCAACTCCACGAACATGTCTTCGTCTTCATTCGCCAATCACAACGAGCGGTCGAAGAAGTCCTCAAGGCCTATCCTATCATCGTCGGCCACTGTGACACCACCAACCCCAAGGCCATCCGCTGGCTTCATTGGCTCGGCGCGCGCTTTGGCGATCCACAGGGCCGACTTATTCCATTCAGGATTGAACGCTAATGGCGCAGGCAATGGGGGCAGTTGGGCTTGGCGCCACATTGGCAGGGGGCATCACCTCGGCTATTGGGGCAGAGAAGTCCGGTAAGGCCCAACAGCAGGCCTATAACTATCAGGCCGGTGTCGCCCAGATCAACTCACAGATCGATCTTCAGAACGCCGATTACGCGCGCCAGCAGGGCGAGAACGAGGCCACACAGTATGGCATGAAAGCGGGGCAGCAATTCGCTGCGATCAAGGCCGGGCAGGCAGCGTCAGGCATTGATGTGAATTCAGGCAGCGCGGCGGCAGTCCAGGGCTCACAGCGCCAAATCACATCGATGGACCTCTCGCGCATTCGCTCGAACGCAGCGAAGACTGCCTATGACTACGATGTGCGATCTACAATGGACCTTAATCAATCCACCCTCGATGTGATGGCTGGACAGAACGCCAAGATCGCTGGGGACATCGGCGCTGCGTCATCGATCCTTGGCAGTGTGGGGTCCATTGCGTCGAAATGGAACCAAGGCACCACCTCTGGGCTGTTTGGTTCATCGAATAACTCCGGCGTCGGCTTCGTATCAGGACTATAGCTTTGGCCCAAGTCCCCTACAGCGGTATCCCTCAGGTCGCCCCAACCGATCAGCCAATCGGGCGCGATACGGTCCAAGCCACACCGGAGATGTTTGGCGCCAACATCGGTCAGGCCCTACAACACCTTGGCGGTACCGAAAGCGCCGTTGGGAATGAAATCTTCGCGCGTGGCATTGCCATGCAGGACCTTTATAACCATAGCGCCGCGCAGGATGCTGATGCCCAGTATATGCAAAAGGCGGGGGAACTCCACGCCAACTATAGCAGCCTTCAAGGCAAGGACGCAGTCGACGCCTATCCTCAATACATCCAAGACCTAAAGGACGCCCGCTCTGGCATTGGTGATGGTCTCCCCAACGACATGGCACGGAAGCTCTATGACGCTGGGTCCCTCAGCACCATGGGTCGCACAGTGTTCAATGGCGCTGGCCATGCCGCGACGGAGAATAAGAACTATGCCCTAGGCGCCAGTAAGGCCCGGGTCCAGGCCATTGGCGATCAAGCCCTCTCAACCCCGGCGGATGATGGCCAATTCAAGCAAGGCCTCGCCACCAGCGAAGACGAAGTCCGTCAACAAGGTGTTCTCCATGGATGGTCCCCTGAGCAAACCGAAGAAGCGGTGGCCCAGAACAAATCCTCACTATGGTCCCAGCGTATTCAGGGCCTAGTGAAAGTCCAGCCATTCGCCGCGGGGAAGATGCTAGACGATGGAGTAAAGTCTGGCGATATTCGAGGCGAGGACATTGCGAAGCTGACCAATCTTGTGCAGGGCGCGCAGAACACCGTTGGGGCCCGCCAAGTCTCGCATTCGGTGATGACCGGGGCCGGGAATCAGTTCGGCACTGGACCTGTGGGTATCAAGCAGGCGGCTACCGCCATTGGCCAGATTGAGTCCGGGGGCAACTATTCGACGGTTGGCGTGCAGACTGCCCATGGTCAGGCCCTCGGGAAATATCAGGTAATGGAAGAGTTTCTGCCTGACTACCTCGCCAAGGCCGGGCTCCAGCCTATGTCTCGTGACGATTTCCTCAAGAACCACGCCGCACAGGATCAGGTCTTCGCGGCGAACTTCGGCGCCTATATGAAGCAATATGGCTCGTTCAATGATGCCGCCTCGATGTGGTTAACGGGCAAGCCCCTTGCACAGGCGGGCAACGTCAAGGACGCCCTTGGCACCAACGCACAAGCATATGTGACCCGAGCAAATGCCGCACTGGCCCAGAACGCCCCACTCGCTGATAAGGTCGCTATGGGCGCTAAGCTCGCCACAACACAGGCCCCGGATAATCCACTGTTCCCCGACTACGTACAACAACGGATCACCGCTGATGCCAATCGGCAGATAGCGATCAAGCGTGATGATCAATTCAACAACCGACAAGTCGTCGAGACCAGCCTAATGGGCGGCCCTGATGGCAAGCTTCCCACCACGATCGAACAACTGACCGCCGATCCAAAGGCCGCCGATGCGTGGGATAAGCTCGATCCATCGGTACAACGTCGCTATATGGGCGTCCTTGCGCACAACGCCAAGGGCGACAACGCTTGGACCCCCGATGCACTGCGCCAGTATCAACAACTCAAGGGCCAAGCCCAGAACGATCCCGCGGACTTCATCGATACCGATGTCATCGGCAGCAATCTTCCCCTGAGTGCCAAGAAGGAACTGATCAATCTTCAACAAACGGTGAAGAACAAAGCCGAAGGCGATCCCCGTGTGTCACGGGCGATGTCGATCCTCGCTCCTGATCTCCAGGCCGCAGGGATCACCCGTACCAACAAGGACGACTATAACCAATTCACCGGCGCCCTTGCTGGCGCACTTGACGACTTTGCCCAAGAGAACAAGAAGCCGCCAGCGTTCAAAGACGTGCAACAGATCGGCGCTCGGCTCCTACAGGCCCACACCACCCAAGGCTGGCTGTGGAATTCCCAACAGCCAATGTATCAGGTCCCGGTCCCCGATGATGAGGCCGAGAAGATCAAGGCCGATGGGCAATGGAAAAAGCTGGGGATCACTCCTACTGACACCCAGGTCCAACGCATCTATACCCGCAAGCTCTATCAGGACCTATATGGTGGCGCGAAGAAGCAAGCACCCGGCGAAGAACAGGCCAAAGCTGGTGGCCCACAAGTGCCGGTGAGTGAATGAGTGACTATAGCGATCTCATCAATCAAAGCTTCGGCTCCGCAAACCCAGCGCTGCCGACGACCGTCGGCAACATCGACGAGGACCCAGACAAAGCCCAGCGCGCATTGGACCTAAGCAAGGCCACCGGCGTTCCATCAACCGCTATCTTTGGCGACCTTGAGGAGTTCGAACGCCAGCATAAAGCGGTGATGGCCTCGGACATTGTGGCGAACAATCCGCACCTCTCCGATTTCGTCCAGTCAAACCCAATGGTGCCGAAGATCGCCAATGACGATTATGGTAATCTTGATTCAGTGTCGCAGAAGGTCTCGACCTTAGGCCTACTATCACGCGCACACCAAGCCCTTGATCTATCTCACTATGCCTTTCCCAAAGGCACCGATCCGCTAGCACGCTTCAAAGGCGGCGGACCCATTGGCGACACGGGTGCATCGCTAGACGAACTCCGCAATCATCCATTCCGATCAGCGGTGATGGCATCCATCGCTACGCCGTTTGACCTAGCACTGCGCGGATTGTCTGGAGCCTTCGAGACTGGTGCAGACGTTGCACACAACATCGGCGCTGCGATCGGTGGTGAAAGCTTTGGGCGTGAACTTGGCGCTGTGGTTGAAACCGAAGCAATGGGCCTCAGTGGCAGTCATGCCGTACATGGACCTACTGATGCTCCTGGACCAAAGTCGGATGTGCAAACATCGCCACTGCTGTCGCCAAAGGACGCAGACACTGTTCGACGTGGGCTGATGTATGCTACCAACTTACGTGAGCCGCCACCCGGGCTATTGCCAGATTATGATGACTACCGCGCGAAACAGAACGCCGATGATCTCAACCTACTAAAGGACGCCACCAGCGATGCCCAAACCAGCCTCACCCGTGAACGCTCGCCGGAACTCTTTCATCAATTCATCGCACAGCACACCGATGCCGAAATTGGTATCGGTGGCGATGCCGCTGCGGCCCTTTACGGCGACAAGGTCCCAACCGCCGATGATGGACTCCTTGGATGGGTCCCAGGCATCGAAAGCAAACTCAACCTCGCCCGTGCTAGCGGCGATGATATATCTATCCCGCTTGCAGACTGGTTGACGAATGTTGAACCTGAGGTAATGCAGGCGCTGCATGATGACATCAGGGTTCGACCGGGTGGGATCACGGTGAATGAGGCGAAGCTGGCGGGCGAAGTCGATGCAGTGCAGCCCCCGGCCGAACCACTCCCGGCCGAAGTCCCTAGCACTCGTGCCGCGTCGGCACTGGAGCCTCTATACAGCATCGGCGATCGCAAGCTCAAGCTCGAACGCCTAGCAGGGGCCGAAGGTTCCATGTTTGGCCCCGAAGCTGGCTTCCATGACTTCTCCCTCAATGACGAACAAGGTCGCCCAATTGGGACCCTCAATCTCAGTGAACAGAACGGAGGCAAGCAACTCTATGTCGAAATGATCAATGGCATTAATGGCCTCGGTCCCCGTGACTTCGGCCCAGCGCTGATGCGTGATCTATTGCGACAGGTGAAAGAGCAATTCCCCAACGCGGAGTCAATCACCGGCCATCGGGTCTCCGGCGCACGCGAGAAGGCCGGAGTGGAGATGACCGCTGCGGCGCCGGTGGTGAAGCTCGATCGTCTAGATGACGAGGGCTTCCGCAATATCCTCGAGGGCGGCCAATGGGAGACCTATTCCCCAAACACTCAAGCCTACATCAAGCCCGATGCAATTCGACCTGAGCTTCAACGCCAGCTTGTGAACACCGTTAACGCCGAGCTCGATCGCATTGTGCCGAAGAAGGTAGCGATCCAAGGCGCTGATACCATTAAGGTAGACGCCAGTGGCATCGCTGGGCAACGTGCGGGCGAAGACATTAAGGTCGGTGGAACCTATATCCGCTATAAGGACACCTATCCAATCATCCTCTACGCGCTCGATAGTGGCGATGCCCTTGGCACTGCACGGCATGAGGCGATCCATCACCTTCGCGCGTATGGCTTCTTCGACAAGAATGAATGGTCTACCCTTGAGAACGAAGCCCTCGCCGGTGGCTGGCTACGGAAGTATAACATCGACCGGCGCTACCCAACCGGAGGTGGCAATCTCAAGCTTGAAGAAGCCATAGCCGAGGCCTATCAGGATTGGGCCCGTGGGCAGGATACGCTTAAAGATCGCGCAGGCGAGATCGCACAGGTTCCATCGCCACTGGATGCTATCTTCCAGAAGATGAAGGACTTCTTTGACGCGATTAAGGAACACATCTCGCAATTGCTAGGCAAGGACGCGTCGTGGGAAGACATATTTCAGAAAGTCTCGACGGGTGAGGTTGGTGGTAGGGAGGGAACGGAGCCGCTGGATGCGCGGGCGTTCAACGAGAAACTCTCCGTCCCCGATGAACCCTCGCGTGTATTCGAGCGTGCCAATGCCCTTGGCATGACCGTTGACCAATACAAGCGATATAATGATCTCATTGCGAAGCGCCATGCCGAAGACATCGAGGCCGCAACCAATCGCGCGCAAGCCGATCAAGCCAAACAACAGACGAAACAATGGCGGGATGATCGCAAAGCCCTACGTCAGGAAGTCTCCGAAAACATCCGCCAGCGCCCAGATGTCGCCGCCGATCTCTTCTTCGGCAACCAAGAACTCTACGGGAAGAAGCTCGACGCGAAGGTTAAGCTCAATGCCGATGATCTCACCCCCGAACAAAAGGCCACACTCCCGCGCGACTATTACGGCGCTGATGGCATTCACCCTGATGATGTGGCTAACCTCTTTGGCTATGGCTCTGGCGATGCTATGGTCGAACGGCTAGGGCAGTACAACGCTGCCAAGCTTGCTGCGAACATGAGCGCGAAGGACTTCGTCTCACGCGTGACCGATATCGAAACCGATCGCCAGATGCATATGCAACATGGTGTGCTTGAAGACAACATCATGGACGCGGTGAAAGAGCAGGTCGTTGGAGAGACCCAGATCGATATGCTCGCTGAGGAGACCCATGCGCTGGGGATGAAGGTTGGGCAGGCGCCACTGGACAAGGCCACCATCGTCGGTGCCGTGCGACAGGAGTTCGCCAAGACCACCCTAGGCGCGGTGAGTTCGGACCGGTATCTGGCCGCTGCGGGCCGTGCAGGGCGCCAAGCCGAAATGGCCCTCTTGCAGAATGATCCCGCGACGGCCTTTCAAGCAAAGCAGCGCCAATGGTACGCCACTATCCTAGCGCGCGAAGCAGTGCAAACCGAGAAGGCGATCGCCGGGTTCGACAAGATCGCCAAGCGCTTCAACAAACGGGAGGTCGCCAGTGTCGATCAGGAGTACACTAATTTCATTCATGACATCCTACTACGGGTGGGCCGTCCTGTGCGTCGCAGTGTTCAAGACCTTCAGACCGAAATCGCGGCGGGGGAATACAAATCGCTAGCGGACTTTGTCGAGGGGAAGCAGTCGTTCTATCTGCGTGAGGTCGCCGTTGCGGACATTCTGCAAGACCCAGCGTTTCGGAAGAAGTTCGAAGACCTAACGGTGGATGAATTTAATGCAACGAACATGAGTGTCAAATCCCTGCTCGCGAACGGCCGTGATGAGAAGAAGATCACCAAAGCGGGAGTTGCTGAGGACCTCGATGTGGTGCGGGGACAGATGATTGACCAGCTTCGGGAGTTTCAGGAGAAGACCTATGATGCTAAGGGTGGTCGTTGGATGGGACCGATTCCTCCAAAGCTGGCAAAAATCCTTCGGACATTCGGCACAGCCCATATCCAGATGGAAAACTTATTCAATCGCTGGGATCACGATAATCCGAACGGCACATTTCAGCAATATGTCATGCGTGATCTTGTTGATGCCAGCAATAATGAATCGGTTATGGAGAAGCGCTATGCCGCTCGTCTTCGCGATCTGGACGATAAGGCCGACCTCAAGAAGTCCATCGACAACACCCTCTTCAAGGTCCCCAACTCCGATCAGTTGATGAAACTCAACCGCGGCAACCTCCGCACGATCCTCCTCAACGCTGGCAATGAAAGCAACCTCGCCAAGCTCGCTAAGGGCTATGGCATCCATGGCGAGCAGGTCCTTGCTTGGCTGGGCCAACACGCGACCAAGGAAGATTGGGACTGGGCCCAAGGGATGGGCAATATCTTCAAGGAGCTAAAGGGCGAGGCCGATGTGATGTACCGCAATCTCAGCGGTGTAGCGCCGGAGTCCCTAGCGATCAAACCCATCGACACTCCACATGGCCAATACGAGGGCTGGTACTATCCCGTTATCTATCATCCCGAGTTCGAGGGCACCTCACGTAAGCTTATGGGCAAGGATGCCCTTGAGCAAGAGGGCTTCGTTCGCGCAACCACCGGCAATGGCTACACCCAAAAGCGCACTGGCTATTCCGCGCCAATGGCCCTTGACCTCGACATGCTCCCGGCACGGATGAAGCAGATGATCCACGATGTGGCAATGCGACCGTCGGTGATCAATGCCTCGAAGATATTCTACGACAAAGACATTCGCGCTACCATCGGTAAGCACTTCGGTAATGAGTGGCGGGATATGCTGGTGCCATACTTGGTGGATGTCGCCAACAGCGCCAACTATATGCCCAAGCAACAGCGCATCTTCGCCGATGCTAGTGAATTCATCCGCCAGAATATGGTCTCTACTCTTGTTGGGCTCAACCCTAGCACGGTGCTGAAGCACGGCCCAACGGCGCTGGCGCAATCGCTACATGAAGTGGGTCCGATCAATTTCCTCCGCGCGATGAAGGGTCTATTCTCGATAAACGAACGCACAGGTGAATCCAATTGGCAATTCGCCATGCGCGAATCGGAGGAGCTTCAGCGCAGACATCAGAACTATGTGGAGACGCTTGGTGGATCAACCGCGATGTTGCAGCCAAAGGATGGATATGCCGCGTTGCGCAATACCATTCAACGCCTCAGTGCGTCCCCTGTGGCTATATCGGATTTGTTGAGCGCAGTACCAACATGGTTGGCTCAGTATGAAAAGTCCATGGCTGACAATGGAGGCATTCATGGCGATGCTGTTTATGACGCAAATCGTTCTGTTCGTCGTGCTCATGGAAGTGTTGCGATTACTAATCGATCAGCAGTGATGCGTGGGGGCGCGGCGACGCAATGGCTGAGTTCGGTGTATGGCTTCTTCAATCACATCATGAATCGCCAATACGAGCTTCTGTGGAAGTCTGGCGAGGCCGTCGGCGATGCCAAGTCCGGCAACTACCATGAGGCGATGCAGAAGGCGCCCGAGCTTACTTCGATGCTCTTCGCATATGTGCTAGCCCCGGCACTGATCGAGGAATTGGTCACGCCCTTGGTATCAAGCGATAACGAAAGCTGGGGCCGAAAGGCGGCCAAGGGCGTGGCCTTTACCCTTGGTGCCAGTTGGGTCGGCGTGCGCGACATCGCTAATGCCATCCTCAATGGCCGTGACCCCAGCGTTGGCCTTGTATCCACAGCGCTCAAGACGATCACCGATCCCTTCCGCGATCTCAACAAACAGGCCCCATTCTCAAAGGAACACGCAGGCAAGATAGTAAAGGACGGCGCAACGCTCCTAGGCACCCTCACCGGCGTGGTTCCATCGCAGGTAGGGCGCACAGCGGAGTTTGGTCACGGAGTCGCCTCGGGGCAAGAGCGGCCCCGAGGTCCATGGGGATGGCTCACTGGTGCCCGCTACGGCACCCTAAAGGGCCACCCAACGACGCTAAATGAATGGCAACGACATCACCTTGGAGGACGATAAGATGACACCAGCTAGCATACGCTATAACAACCCCGGCGCAATGTGGGGCGGGAATGCCCTCACACGTAAGTGGGGCGAGCAAGGCAACGTCGCACTCAACGATGGATTGCACCAGAACAACCACATCGCGGTGTTCCCAAGTGTGGTCTATGGTGCCGCAGCACAGTTCGACCTGTGGCATACGTCGAAGAACTACCATGGACAGCAATTGGCCCACGCCATTCGCACATGGAGCGGCGGCAACTCGTGGCCGGAGTATGTTAGCTTCCTTGCGAAGCATGCACCGGGGCTCACTGCGACTACCATTATCAACGATGCCCTGCTAAGTGGCCCACTTGGCATTGCCCTATGCAAGGCCCAAGCCCATATGGAAGCCGGGCAACCCTATCCAATGACTGACGCTCAGTGGGAGCAAGCGCAGGCATTAGTATTTCCCGCTCCGAAAGAAGGGGTACAGGTATGAACACTAAGATATATTTGCAAATAGTCAGTGGAACGCTCAATGGCCTAATCACCGCTGGGGCCCTGTTCACGACGCTGTTTGGTCAAGACATGACCCTGAAGATCATCGCGGTGATGGGCCTCACGGGTATCATTGTGAATGCGGTGAGTGCGCCGTTGCTGACACAGTCCGCCACCGTCAAAGAAGTCGCGGCGATGCCGGGTGTCGAACGCATCGCTGTGGGCCCTGCGGCCAATCCCACCCTAGCCGCCGTTGCCACCGATCCCGCACAGAAGAAGGTCGGTGCCGCGATGTCGACTACCCAAGAGACCCTTAAAGAGATTGCAAAAGGAGCATAAGATGAAGAAATTAGCCTTAGTTTTAGCCTTGGTGCTGGGCGGGTGTAGCACTATTCAGACGTTGCAACAGGTCGCTGGGACAGCGGTCACACCGACCCAGGCATTGGTCGCAGCGAATGCCTTTGATGCAGCGGAATCAGCGGCGACGGCGTATTTGGTGTATTGCAGGACGAACCTCACCACTCCGGCGTGCAGTGCAGGGAATCGTCGATCGGTGATCTCGTATACCCGGGCTGGTCGTGCGGCGAGGAATCAGATCGAAACCGCCATCAGCACGTCGTCATCGGTACCTGCGACCCTTTATAATGCCCTTGTCGCCGCTGTCACCAATCTCAAGGCCACCCCGGCCGCAAATGGAGGAGCCCAGTAATGGAAACCGCAATCCTTGCCGCGATCTCAACGATCCTCGGTGTGATCGAGACGGTGTTGCCCGTCATTAGTGGCGGCACTGCCAGCACCGTCATTGTGAATCTGGTAGCGCTGCTTGAGAAATGGATACCGATCGTGGTGGCTGAGATGCCATCCGCGACAAATATCTTCAACTCGATCAAGGGCGCGATCGCCGCGCTATCAGCAAACCCCGACACCCCAGCAGTCCAGCTACAGACCCTTCAGCAACTGGATGCTCAGGTCGACACCGCGTTTGAATCGGCTGCGGGCGCGGTTGATCCGGATGCGCCCGCTACTACCTCATAGCTCCTGCGATGGCAGTGATGGAATGGATCGCTCTATCCGCACTCGCGCTTAATTTCATTACTGCCATTGTGCTTTTGACTTGGGGCGTTGGCAAAGTTAAGGATCAGGTTAAGGACCATTTAAAGGATGACATCGATGAACTGGTACTAGCGATAGCTGAGTCAGAGTTGAAACTGGAACGGAAAACTGGAGAAGTCGGTGCGGCATTGCGCGAGAAGATTACACAAGTGGAGTTCTTCGTACGGGATAATTATGTGCGCGAGAAGGACTTCGACTCAATGATCAAGATGTTTGAGGGAAGGTTCGATCGGTTACAAGATTCAATGGATCGTCTTGGGGAGAAGATCGACAATAATAGCCATTTGACTTAATGCCGTAGTGCACGAAACCATCGCTGACCGTGCTTATCCTGACCGCGAGATTGGATTTGTCCACTCGCAGTCATTATTTCGATCACGCGTAGGATGGAATGTATGGGTATTCTCGAGCGGGCGAAGTTGATGATCTGATGCTCGGGGACCCCATCGCCCTTGTCGGCGATCAGGATATAGTGGTGGATTTCATCGATCGCTCGGGTATCGGTGCTACCGCTAGAGGCGTCGAAGATACCAGGCATAGTATCCTCCGCTTCCAAAAGCCAGCCCATAGCTCGATTGAAATCATCCTTTGTGAGGAGCAGAACGTCACTACGATCCGCCGCCGATACCATAGACAACTTGTACAAATGAACACGTCTTCGCGTTTTATAATGGAGCAGCTTAGGGTGATTGACCACTGGAGGCTCACCAAGCGCTCGCCAATTATTAACGGCATCGCGATAATCGCTCGTGACCTTAAACTCGCCGCTGAGGGCTCCTATCATTTTGATATCGTGGATGAGATCATTGTCGAGATCGCGCGATGCATGGGCGAAGTCATCGCCTACGATGCGTTCGTCGCTGTGAACTAAAATGACTCTCGATGTAAAACCCTGATCCCAAGCCGATTCGGGCATAAGCCCAATAAGGTTGCTGGGTGTTGTTCCCGAAATGAGATTGACTTGTGGGTGATCAATCTTGATCTTAATGTCCTTACCGCGACGAGACTGCGCATAAGGATCGGGGTCGTAGAATGCAGATAGAAGTCCCACCATTTCATCGTCGTATTTGTGCATGAAAGCTGTAAGCTCTTCGGCAGTAATGACGGTGTTGTTGTATTCGATTGGAGGATCAGGCAAGCGAGCAATAAAGCGTTTAGAAGCAGCGAGGGTATCAACCAAAGCCGCGCCCGTAAGAGAGGTCGGCGCAAAGTGGAACTCAGGTAGCTCATTCATATACCTCTTCGCCACCCGAATGATTCGGTTCTTGCCAACGCCGGGGTGGCCCACGATGAAGACGTAGAGATTGGGGTAGAGTTCGCTGGATGTTTTAAGATAGCACTTCATTTCCATCGCCGAGGCAATGGTGAAGATACCGGCCCATTTGCGGAAGAGCGTCGGAGATTCGAGATTATCCGTGTGCCCGACGAACGATTCGATCCATGATTCCAACTTCCTCTGGGGCGGTCCGCGTGTCGCGGCCGGTGTAGTCTTTGAGCCCATACGGGTTCGATTGTGCATCATAGTCCCCTTTGTTCCACCCCACTTTGCAGTCATAGGGTATTGCTAGTGTGCGTCCGTTTTTGAGTGTGATGGGTTGGATGAGGTCCTGCATGAGTTTGGGGATAATGTCGTCTTCGGCTTCGGTGGGGTACATGAACGTCAATGCATCATGATCATGAAGAACAATGATACAATAGTTCTGTCGCCAGATGTGAAGCATCGCGCGATTGACCACTTTGGCAAGTGTCTCTTGGGGATCATACGCAATGGCCGCACGGATGGTATCGGGTTCGGTCCGTCGGCCCATGAACCATCGCTTGCGGCCGCCCAGCGAGGTTAGGTGTCCTCGGGTGGCGAGTTGAGTTTGCACCCACGCTTGCCATGCGGTGTGTGCGGGGAATGCGGCGAAGTATCGTGGCTGAAACGCCGAAACTACTTCGATTGGGAGTTTGCTTTGGGCGGCGAGGGTTGCGGGTTTGCCTCCATAATTTGAGCCGTGGCCGAGTTTCTTGCACATGAAACGGTGAGTGTAATGTCGATAGTATGGGGTTTCGGCGAGATGCTTATCTTGCTTGAGTTCACCAGTCCACGGAAGTTGGGGCCAGCAAATTCTAGCAACAGCAGTGTGAGGGTCTCCAGATTCACAGGCTTCGAGGTAGCGCGGGTCATCAAACAGATTCCATTCTATCGCGCCGACGACGAAGGATTCGCCGGACTTGGCGTCACACTTGGCGAACTTGAAGCCGGGGTCACTGACAAAGATAGAACGTAGCGACTCCTCGACATTCTGGAGATTACCGCCCGTACCAAAAGCCGAAAAGGAAGAGCTAAACCGTCCGGTATCTGTACCCGCAATGTTATAACTTGTCCTGATCCTTCCATCGGGGTCTACCTCCGTTTTAAGCACTGATATCTTCTTAGAAAGTTCTCGCATAGCTGATATGTGGGCAACAATCGGCTTCGCGACAGTATAGGCCTCCATCTTTTCCAAAGCTCCGCGATCAACTGTGGGTCGGCCCTGCTTTCGCTGGACAGGTATGCCAAGCTTTTCGTAGAACAGCGTTTGCAGGTCAGCGTTCGAGCGCCAGTTGAAATGGCTGAGTCCAACGCCCTCAAGCACAATTCGTTCGAGGTTGCGTTCGAGGAGATCAATTTTGTCATAGAACTCATCGATGACTTCTGCCTTTCGATGTTGGTCAACGCGGACTCCGCGCAGGGCCATTTCCATTGCTGGCGCTTGAAGGGCTTTGGAGAAGGCGTAGGTATCGGCGGTAATTGGATCGAGTTGTGGATGCATTGTGTCGAAGACTTCACGGGTGACACAGCAGTCAAGGCCGTTGTAGACCCAATCGCGTTCAGCTTGTGATGGTATATCGTCTGGTGTCGAAGAAGCAGTGTTTATTATCCTCACTTGTCCCTGCCAATTGTTGCAACCATAGTACGTTCTGATTTCCATGGACCGTGGTCGGTGAAGATTGATCCTAAGTAGGCAAGACCCTTGAGCGATTCGGGTTGAAGGGAATGTGATAGGAGCATGGTGTCCTCTTTAGTACCCATCACTCTGATACCGTATGATCGCCAGAGGAACGTAACATCGTACATCCCGTTGTGGAATAGCTTAGGGATGTTTCGGCTAACAAGAACCCCATTAATAAGTCGCCAAGCATTGGTCTCAGCCTCTCGAGTCGGCCAATAGCTTCCGCCCTTTGCTCGCTCGTCATCGAATGGTATAACAATCGCCCGGTGTGCGCTGGGCGCCAATCCAATGCAAGTAATGCGTGATCCAGACGTTTCAATGTCGACAGAAAGAATGTCACATCCGACAACGAAATTGTTGATGAAGTCATTGATATCCTCCAAGGTGGGTTCAATCCAAATCTCACACGCTGGGCGCCGAACCTCTGGGAATGCTTGTTCGCGTCCGGCCTTCACCAAGTCCATAATCGTGGTCGGCCTCAATTCCCATTGCCGCAGCACAGCAGCCGGATGAAAGGTCGAAAGAAGCTTATAACCTGAAACACAGTGAGTGCTAACAGAAGTGGTACCCCGTAGCTTTGAGACACCAGTCCGACCAGCAAGAGCCCAGAGAGCAGTATTACCGAGACAGAGGATAAGATTTGGGTCCTGCGCCAGGATTTCATCTGCGAGTCGGTCCAGTTCGGGCTCGAAGTCTCGGCGGACATATCGACTCGGAAGCAGTGCGGGATACGACGCAATACCCTCAGCTTTTGGCCCGCAGAACCATTCGAGTCGGTTGGCTGGGGGGTGGATGTTGAAGACGTTGGTGCGGTAGAGTTCTGGGTGCAGTCGCCAGATGGAGTCGATGGATTCTGGTCGTCCCCGGCGGTAGTAGTCATTGATGTACTCCCGATCGATTTGGGTTAGGGTGATGACCTTGGCCTCGTGGAGCATGCGGAGGAGTTCGATGCCACTGGGGCCGACAAAGCCGCAGGCGATTCGTTCCTCATAGGAGCCCCAAGCTTCGCCGACGATGACGAGGGGCCTCAAAAGCACTTCTCCTCCACCAGCTTTGCATATCCTACCACATCTTCCCAATGCTGCTTGAGCATGGATTTGCCGCTTAGGATGCGGCTAAACTTAAGTGCGATCATATCCATCGCCTCGCGTTCAATGTCGCTGAGGGTGTTCCAACCCGGTCCAGCACGAAACATGCGTTTGAAGCTTTGGCTGATGATGGCGCTGTCCTCGAATGAGCCGTGTGTGGTTTGGCGCTCGTTGAGCAATGGCAATTCATGCTGTGGCTGCGCCGCTACATCGCGCTCGATTTCATCAAGCATGTCATTGGGGAGTTTGAATGGCTTCTGCATCACTTGGAGTCCTCTTCAGAAAAGGGCTCTCGGGCCCATTCGCGGCGCCCGAGAGAGTTTACACTGGCCAAGGAAGTGGGAGACCAGTGGGTGGGGATGGTGTTAGTCGGCCTTCATCGTCCGCTTCACTTCGGCGAAGATTTGCTGACCGTCTTCGGAGGCACGGTGGCCGACCATGATTCGGATCGCAGCGTTGGGCGATTCATCGATCATCTGCCGAACGGACTTGCCCTCAGGGTCAATCCCCATGCGTTCAAGGGTGTCGGTCAGACGGAAGATCGCGTCGGGAGTGGTGTAGTAGGTATCGCGCATGGTCTTGCCTTCGAGGCCGCCGATGGCGGTGAGTTCATCCTCGTCAACGTCCTCACCCGCGGCCTGGACGAGGTAGGTGAATCGGCAATAAGGAGTTTTCTTCTGTGAGGATTCGCCGTACTCGGGCAGGCCCTTGACGATGCAGTCATAGGTCCCGGCGGGCAGGGGCTTGGGTCGTTCGATGTCGGTTGCGGGGATGTCGAGGATGGATTCGAAGCTGGTGGCTGTTTGTGCCATGTGTGGTGATGTCCTGTTGGTGAGGTTAGAATGGGATGTCATCGTCAGAGGTAGTTGAAGTTGTTGCTCTAGATTGGCGTTGCTCCTTGGTTGCTTCGGTGATTTCGTCCTGAAGTAGCGTCTCGATCCAACGGTAAAGGTCCTAGGACCCTTGGTTATTGATTCGAGATATTGCTTCAAGGGAAATGGATAGGTTCTTGATACGTAGGGTGACATCGGATGGCATTCTACGAAATCCGTTTGAGGGTGAGAGCCTTGGGTTTCTCAGGCTTTGCAGGTGGCTCTCGGAGAACTGCAAAAAAGTCGGCGAGGCCCGATGAGAGATCATAGTCGGCCTTCATATCAAAAGGCTTTGTGTTCTTCAGATCGAACATCGCATTGGCGGTAGTGCGAATGGTGCGCTTCCCGGCCTTGTTCTCACATTGGGCCCAGTGGTTGAAATAGCGGGGGATGGTTGGGCCCAAGGCGCTACCGATGGCATTGGGGTAGCCTTTGTTGCGGCCGTCGTCGCCGGTGGAGTAGCGGACGTGGGCTGAGACGATGACGTTGGTTTTGAACGAACTGCTGGTCAACAATGCAAGTGCCGACTCGACGGCCTGCTGGGCGCTATAGAACCACTGCCTCGGGTCCTTCGCGGTGGGGTTCATCCCTTCGGCCCAGTCAAAGGCGGCATCGGAGAAGAAGCTGAGGCTGTCGAGGACACAGATGCAGTCCGGTCCCCATTCACTGGGCTTGCCAAGATCAATGTCATCGTATTTCCAATGATCGAGCATGCGCATGGCATCGACGAAGGCCTTGGGCTTGTCGACCTTGGGGCCAGCGGCTGTGGTTTTATAGTTGTCGCGCATTGTGCGGTACTCGACGTTGTCGATCGCTTGTGGGCATTCTTTCATGATATAGGTCTTAAGGGGATCAAGGCCGTTATCCATGTCGAGGATTCGGAGCTTGTAGCCGCTGCGGACGAGTGGGGCTAAGGCACCGGATTTGCCTGAGCCGGAATCGCCGGTCAATAAAAGTTTCACGTACTCATTGCTCTGATGATTTGACAGACTTGGCATGTTTGTAGATTCCTCTTTTGAATTCGCTAACCCACATTTCGGATACACCAACAGCTTTGGCGATATCCTTTTGCATGTGTCCTTCTTCAAGCATCTTAGTAACCATGGTTCTTTGTTCTATCGTAATAGTCGGATGGCGCCCCATGGTACCAGCGGCTCTAGCATCTTGCATGTTATCATAGTGTGTACCTAAGATAAAATGATCAGGATTAATACAATTCTTATTCGGGCACTGATGCCGGAGTTCAGTACCTACTGGACTATGCTTTCCTGCCATTCGACAAGTGTATCCATAAACAAGCAAGCCTCCGTGTCTAGCGTATCCATATTTATCTGTAGAACCCATCCAAAGCCAACAACTATGTTCGTTGACTATTATCGGTTTATTGAATTCAGCAGCAATGTCTTCTGGTCTGAGTTTCACATACTCGTTGGATTGATGGTTTGCAAGGGTAACGTGGTTGCCCGCGTCATTGAGAACGTGAAGCAATCCACCTTGGAGGCCTTCGTCAACGAGGCAGTATCCGACAAAGTAAGTTTGATTTGCACCGATCAATGGGTTGGCTATAGGAACCTCGGCTTTAGCTTCCCCCACGGCACCGTTGACCACGCCAAGCATCAGTATGTCGTCGGAGCCGTCCATACCCAAACGATTGAAGGCTTCTGGAGCATCTTCAAGCGTGGGATCGTCGGCACATCCCATAACGTGAGCAAGAAATACCTGCACCTTTACGTTGCAGAGTTCCAGTTCCGGTACAATAATCGCTTCAATGATGATATTTTTGGAGCGGCTATTGAGGGATGCTGATGAAAGTGATCCTCGGGATTGTAGTTTTTCTAATTCTTTATCTAGCTCTGACAGCATGGATGGGCCTTTCATCGGTTAAAGAGCCAAATCCAGAGTCCGGCCAAAGCAGCACAGAGACAAACGCCAGCAAAGAAAACCACCCCTCCTTGCACCTTGCGTTCGAACGTGGGTTCGCGCGGCAATGGAGTTTGATACACGGCTTTAAGGACGAGATTATCGCGCTTGGCACTGTCTTTATCGCCATCTTCACTATCATTCTCGCCTTCGCTACGGGCTTTCTTTATTTTGCGACTAGAGACCTTGTAAAAGGAGCCGAAGACACCGCCGAAAAACAGTTGCGAGCTTATGTTTTTGTCAGTGAAGCCTTCATTCGCAATCTGGATGGCCCCGACGCGCCTGCTGTTCACGTCTACGTTAAAAACTACGGGCAGACCCCAGCCTACAAATTCACCAATACTGGGGCTGTTAAATTTGTACCCTTCCCCAATAGCGATTTTTCCAGAGACCCACATGGAGATCAGCGAATAGCTGTCACGATAATTCCTCCAAGCGGGAGTTCGGCTGCGGTCGTCGATTTGCCGATCAAAATAACTCCGGAAATTAAAGACCAGCTCAAGACCGGGAATCGCGCGATTTACGCCTTCGGAGTTCTCGAATACGAGGATGCCTTTGAAAATTCCTGGATCGTCAATTATCGGTTCATATTCGGTGGGGATGCTGGCACTCGGATATTTGAGCGCGACGGCGTCCGCCTCGGCGCAATGGCTCAAACAACCGAAGGAAACAGCGAACAAGAAAAGAGACACGCCGCCCTGTTTCAGCCACCATAGAGGATTCAATCTACTTCTGTCAAGTACGGGTACATCGCCCTCGCCATAACCTTGGCTTGGCTTTGGTATAAGACGCACTACGTCCCGAAGAAGCGCATAAGCTTCGGCTTGTGGTGCGAGATAGTCGCGCTGGCGCTTAAGGTTTTCAATTTCATGAAGGCAACGATTCATCATTTCAACTACTTCTTTGTCGTACATTAATGTATCTCCTAAACAATTCCTCAAGCACGAGGAAGTTGAACCATTGCGCGGCGAGATGTTTGAGCCGGTCCATTAGCTCAGCGTCGGTCATCTGGGTTTGAGGGGATTCCACCTTTCACTCTCCTCTAATTTGTCAAATGATGCCTTGAGATATTGCTCGCGGACCTGTGGGGACTTGCTGCAGACTTCGCGAAACTTGCATCCGCCGAACTTATCGCATGCTGTGTCGTTTTGGGGCCAGTAGCCGGCGGTGGCATAAGTCTCGGCCTGATGAAGCCAAAAGCGCAGGTCTTGAAGCCATTCGGTTAGTTGGTCCTCGGTGCGATAGGTGAAGCCGCGTTGAAAAGCGTTGGGCTTCTCAAGTAGCACCTGTGCGGCGTCGATGATCACGCCCTTAATCGGCGAATGCAGCACCGTCTTCCCCGCGAGAGTGTAGAGTGTCATCTGGTTATTTGGGGCCCATTGGTTGAAGTAATAGGACGACAGTGTTTGGACCGAAGTCTTGCGGTCCATCACATACAATCCACTCTGGAAATCGACGACACGGTCGAGGTGGCCGCAGAGGAGATAGGGCTGGACGACAGCACCAATGTCCTCACCAATAGGAGCTGTATGTTCATTTAATGTTGTCGCTTGGGGCCCCCAATCCAATGCAAATCTGAAGCTCAATTCCACTGTCGGTTCGCCGTTCTCTAGGATGAAGGTCTCCGCGGGATCATCTACGAAATGATCGAGATAATCTATAACCAGTCCGGCGATGGTCTCTCGGTTCTTGTACCTGCCAGCGCGGCTCGTGCGATCGACAGTCCAATTCCACACCCGGCTATGAAGCTCGCGGATAGTGTCATGAATAGCGTCATCATGGCGGATTCCCCTTGATCTGGAGATTGCGTAGTCCTGCAGGGCGGTGTGGTATTCGATGCCGAAGCGTAGGTGGATGGATTCGTCGCGGGAGCCCCAGCCTTCGAGCATTATGTACTGATAAAGTCTTGGGCAAGTCTTGATGTAGCCGAGGCTGGTGCTGTCCCATGCGAATTGGATGTTGGTGCCGGGCAGGAATGGAGATTGGGTGCCGGTGGTGAGGTGGGTGGGGGAGATGGCGGTGGTCTCCATCAAAGCCTCCTAAATCCGCTGCCCGGCTTGATGGTTGGCTTCGGCGCCACGCTTGGTTGCTTCGTCACCAGCGCGACGAGATCGATGCCAGAGGGCGCGCTGTCCTTTGTGGCGCGTCGGGTCTTGGGTCCGGCTTCGCGGCGGGCTCGGGCTTGGCGTTGGAATTGGATGATCTTGTCGATGTCCTGAGCGCTAAGTTTGAGGGGGTCCCTTGACATTAATTCATCTAATTCTGATGGAGGAGGCGGTGGCTTTGCGAGAGCATCGAGGAGGTCAGTCATTCATCACCTTTGATTTTGGCAATCTTGGTAAGCTGCATATGGCCTTCAATCCAGCAGCAAGATACTTTGCGAGCGGTTTAATGGCTGGATCAATCGGCTTATTCTTGATCTCTTCCCAAGTCTTCCACCAAGGGGTCATATATCGAGGTCTCCCAATGTCATCGGTCGGATTCGTTGAACTGTTTGCTCAGGCTTTCGCTTTAGGACTTCGCTGTGGATGTGCTGCCGCACTCGTTCGGTCCACCCACGGCCGTAGTGTTGTTCAAGCCAGAGGCAGTCGGATTCGTAAAGGTTGAGGGTCAACCGGCGTAGGGGATCATCTGATCTAATCGGCATCGAGGCTTACCTCTTTCTTACATATCCATATCTCATGGGACATCTTCCCGCCGGGCATGAACATGATAAGCGCGTTGAGCCGTGGATCGCCAGATTGCTGTCGCGCCTCGTAGAGGATGTTGCGGAAGTATTCGCGGGTGCATCCGGATGGAGTGAAGGCGAAGCCGATTTCTTCATCGAGCGCGCGGAGCCACAGGGGAAGCCAGACGCTGAGGGATTGACGGGACATCAACGACCTCCGCGCAAAGCGTGAAGTGTGCAGTCGATGCAATCGGTCAGATCGCGATACGATTGCCAATTCGGAAACCGCTTTTCAATCTCGGTAATAATTTTGTCGGCCGGACCATCCTCAATCACCGCATCTCGTCCGTCCGCCTGGTGCGGACGGAGCTGGGCGTAGAGGGGTTCGATTTCCCATCCGTCCCGATTGGTCGGCAGCGCGCTTTCGTCGGATACAGTTTCCCATCCGTTCGAATCTTGCCAACGAAAACGCCACGCCACCGCCTCTGCTTGCGGCC